AGATATTATGCAAGTTACAGTTTATCACAACGAGCGCGATGGTAAGATGGTACGTATGGCCGTAGTACAGGCTCCTGGTACATGTGTTGATCAAGCTTTAGAGTATGCTTATCGCTATACTAATAACATTGAAGGCAGCTGGTCTAAGGGTCCTACTATCGAATGGCAGGGTGAGACTAGTACTAATGGCGATTTCAATGAAAATGTTGAGTTTTGTGGTGAGTATCCTGTAGGTAAAGATGGTACTGTATATGGATGTCGTTCTACTATGATGGGAGATGTGATGTTCTGTGATGGTGACAAGTATGAAGTCGCTATGGTTGGCTTTAAAAAGTGTAAATAAAAGGCAGAAAGTAGTTGCCTTAAAACGGTTTAGTGACTATAGTATATGTATAATAAGATAAAGGATAATATTATGACACAGTTTAATAAAGAAAAGTTTCGTTGGGACGGTATGTACTTGATGTATGATGGGGCCTATGAAGGTCAGAAGACTTATGATGAAGTATACGAGAAGTATCACCCTACTTTAGAAGGTGTTGGTGTTCCGTTGTTCGTAGCCCGCTTTAAGTACGGATCTAAGCCTTGGAAATCTTGGAGAAACTTCTTATGTAAGAACTCTACTGTTGAGCAGTATGTCGAATTGAGTAATGCTACTTCGCCGTTGGATGCTATGGAGTCTATGGGCTTTGTATCTCGTCGTATGAAGTTGTATGGTGAAAAGGCTGTTGCCTAATAACCGGATAGTAGCCATAATTAATAATAAGATAAGGATATAATATGAGACTCAATGATTACGTAAGGTTAATAGAACAAGAGAACAGTAAGGTATCTCAGTATACTCGCCCTGACTTCGATTACATTGTCGATATCGAGCAAGATGATAGTAAGTATACAGAGTGCTGTGGTACCGAGGTATCTAATGATCTATCGCCAGGCGAAGTGGTTGAGTGTTCTTCATGCTATCAGATGACAGAGGTTGTTATTAATGGATAAGATTGAGCTTTCTAAGACATCTAATCAGAATCTAGGCTTCTTCGACCCTATTGCTCTCAAGCAATGGGATCAAGAGTACGTACGTGTTAAGTCTATGTACTATATGGACATAGCTATATGGGTAGAGTACCAAGAGGAAGACTCTATGACAGTTACGTTCGCTACTATATCTGACTATAAGATAGTAATGAACATGGAGATGTCTAAGGTACATAGACGTAAGAAGAGTCCTACATGGCACGTCGATATAGTACATATGGATAAGAAGTTTAGAGGAAAGGGTCTGGCACCTAAGCTGTATAAGCATCTAGTCAAAGCATTAGATATAGTTATACAGGCAGGAGAGGCTCAATCACCAGGCGGACGTTATATATGGAATAAGCTATGTGCTAGTCATGATGTCTCCGTATATGGTAAGTTCAATCACGGACAGTGGCATCATATGGAGCCAGGTGATGATGGAGAGCCATGGTTCGGCTATATGAGAGGCAGTGACTTGCAGCCTTATGACGGCAGAGAGTTCACCATGTATCTGTCAGCAGCATAATAAACACAGCAGGACTTTCGGGATATATCAGGTTACTATGGGGTAGGGTTATACGAGCGAGCTAAGAATGAGCCAAACCGTTTCCAAGATATAGAATTTTTCCCGCGCAAAATTTTTCGGAGATAAAAAAAATGATAGAACAATTATTAATTACACTAGGACTTATACTAAGTAACATAGCTATAGGTCTGTTAATCATACAAGGAGACTAACTATGGACTTTATGACTACATTAATGGCTGTGGTACTCATTACCTCTATGTCGTTCTGTGTATACGTATCAACCTTGATCATAGAAGAACGAAAGAAAGCTTTTAGAGATGGTACCCATGACTACTATGGTAATAAGATAGAGGATGACAATGAGTAGAGAGAAGTACATGCAACGAATAAAGAACGCTTATGACTGTGCTTATAGATGTACTCCAGGATCATGGGGTCGTTTATATTGGAATACTGTTGTTGATAAACTACATCGCAATTATTGGAGAGGTGTAGAGACTTTAGCGTGTGATACTCATAGATAAGTGTAGCCTTTTAAGGTGTGTCATACTATAATGTATATAATGGAGGACTAAGTGATTGAATTGTTATCTAGATTTAGAGATTGGTTCGTGAATAAGTATCCTGTTCATAGCATAACCATTATACTCTGGTGGGGTAGGTTTAAGACTTGGTTTGTTATCTTTATTATCATCTGGGCATTAGGACAGGCATTAGGGAGTTTTATATAATGATTGAATTGAAAGTACAACACGTATTGCATAAGTCTGTTCACTTATATGCACCTGGTGTTATTAGACCTGTAGAGACATATAGAGGTGAGATTGTAGATGAGGATAATGAATACATACATTTTAAGTATGAGAGACATTCTATTGATGGCTTTATTGGTCGTATAGGAAAGCATCGTGTATTATCTATTAACAATGTAGAGTATGTACATAATGTTCTTAAAGATGTTAGTATTAAAGTCAAAGGTAGTAAGGGTAATACGTATGACGTCGCCAGACGTGACGGTATAGTTAGTTGTACTTGTCCTGGTTATAAGTATAGAGGCGGAAAATGTAAGCATCTCAAAGAGTTAGCTGCATGATTGGACTTAAGGTATCTAGTCTTCCGGAGGATATGCATAAGACATTTGATAACTTAGTTGGTTATCAGGATGAGCTTCACTTCGGTATAGGATCTAAAGGTGAGGTAGCTAACTTCGAATGCTTTATGGATAGTGACTATCGTTCTATACCGTATGTTAATGAGATTATAACCTGGCAGGAAAAATTTTTGCGGAATCTTCTTGGTGCTTCGCATAAATTAACTCGCGTGTGGAGTGTGCAGTATTCTTTAGAGGGTCAATATACACCTTTGCATCATCACGGTGACGATGGCCAGGTAGTAATCTGTACTTATAAGTCAGATAGTGATTGTGGGCCTATAACTATTATGAATAAAGATTACTATCCTAAAGATTATGACTTTATTTGTCATGCGGCTAGTATGTTACATCAATATTATCATGTATGTGATAAGGAAAGAACTTGTTTTGTTACTGTATGGGAGGAATGTAGTTGAGTACAATAGACAAATATAATGCATATGTTGCGCGCCAGAGGCGTAAGTATAATCACCAACGTGGGAAGCATTCTCATCTTCGTGATAGTCAGCAGACTAAGTGTTATAGTGCTGAATGGAAGTACCTAGAGATGTATCCTGAGCTTAAAGAGTGTATGTCTAAAGAAGATGCTGAGAAGTTCTTTAAACGTATTACTAAATCTAAGATGTGGAAGGATAATGGATGGCCTACTAATTTACTCTGGCTTAAAGATATGGGCGATAAGAGACGACTTAATGGTTATGCTCAAGATGGGTTAGTCAGAACTGTTTCTTTAAGCCCTTCGGGTTGCAGTAAGTACACTATTATTCATGAGCTAACTCATTGTATGGGTTATTGGAATCATGATCGACTGTTTCGTATATGGTTGGTTAAGATGGTATCTAGATTCTTTGGTGTTAAGGAAGCGAAGGACCTTAAGCAATGCTTTAAAGATAAAGGACTTAAGATGTCTAAGCCTAGAGAGCCTCTCGCTTATGGTCAATGGTTAGAAAAATATAATAGGTTAGTAAATGAAAACTAAAATAGGCATGACTGGGCATACTAAAGGCATTGGAGCGGCTATCTATAATAGTCTCGAGAATGACTTTGATGTTATTGGGTTTAGTAGAACTAATGGATACAATATTCTTAAGCCTGGTCGGATGAGAAAGATAGTTGAAGAGTCTAAGGATTGTGATATCTTTATTAACAATGCTTATGCTCCTGATAGTCAGAATAGACTCTTACATATGTTCTATAAAGAATGGGAGTTTATGCCTAAGCACATTATAAATATAGGTGCAACTTCGCCTGACTACCCTCAGTACTTTGGCAAGGACGGCTTCGATGAATGGATGCCTTATGTAAGTGATAAAGCTAGACTTGATTATCAATCAACCAATCTTAGTAATAGATGGAAGAGAGGTAATTGCAAGGTTACTAACTTAAGACCTCACTTTGTTGATACGGAAGCTATCGATGTACATAAAAGAGACTCAGACGAAATACTAACGCCATTGGATGTGGCTTATATGGTTAGATGGATTATCGACCAGCCCGTCTCAATACAAATACGCAGACTAGATTTCTGCACTGGAGTATAAATGGAATATTTTCTTTGGGTACTAGGAGCTTATATACTTGGATCTATAACAACATTTATTTTGTTTAGACCACAAGCTGAGCAACATGGGATAGAGAATACTATATCTTACTTTATAGATAATGGATTTATCGCCAGCAAGACTTTAGAAGACGGTGAGATTGAATTGATTAAATTGAAAGACTATTTAAATGGAATTTATTTGGAAGAGAGTAAGGGACGAGGAAACAACTGAAGTCTATTACGAGTGTTGGGATCCAATATCAATGGATACCGTCGCAGTAGTACGCAAGGTTGGGAAGGGTCGTAAAGCTTGGCAATGTGCCTATAGAGGTCGCGTACCCTTCCATAGATCTTCTGCGAGGAAGTGTAAGAGTGATTATGAGTATATTGCCAATCAGACAATATATAAATAAAGATGTTCGATGAAGCGAACTAAAAGGTATGCAGGACCCGGGGGCAGTACCCGGCGCCTCCACCAAAAACACACTGTTCCAGTTAAGTCTGGAACGTATCTGATAAAGCGGGCAGTGTGTTTTTGATGGGGGCGAATTAGGATCGACTGGTGCTGAATAGGTAAGTGGAGAGCCGGTGTGCAAGCAACCGTAATCGTAAGAACCAAACTAAACGCAAACGATAATTTTGCATCTGATTTAGCTATCGCAGCTTAACAGCGGGGTATGGGCACCACCTTGTAATCAAACGGGCCCACTAATTAAAGAGTAGGTATATTGTTATGAGATTTAAAATTATGAACACGTGGACATATGAAAAAGATATTTACTTCCTTCCCTGTTTCCGATTAAACTTTTATGAAAATCAGTTAAACTTTTTCTTTGCCTTTCTAACGGTTGGCATCTATAATTATTATATTAAGAAAGTAGATCATTTACAGGAGTACTATGATGAGTTATGATCAAGATTTTGAACTGTCAACCTTTAAACTAAAAGAAGGTGTGACCAATTTCGCTGACAAGGATGTCGAATACTACCGCAAGGTTAATAACATTAGCAGCGAGGCTACAATTGTAGTTACGCGCAATGATGGTACCCAGGACTGGTACTAATACAACAATGCGCCTATGGTGAAACTGGATATCATCCGAGTCTTCTAAACTTGTGTTCAAGGTTCGAGTCCTTGTAGGCGCGCCAATATCAAGGGCTTGTAGCTCAGTGGTAGAGCGAACCGCTCATAACGGTTTGGTCGTTGGTTCGATACCAGCCGGGCCCACCAATTAAAGAAAGGAATAAAATGCTAGATGCACTTATTAAAAAACTAGAGGGCGAAGCCGCCGTCGCAAAAGCTAACATTAATGTATATCTTACTAACCCAGCCGGTATCGGAGAGCATTCTGATATTATTGAGGCGATTGAAGTACAGGTTGAGAAGATGGTAGCTGCCGAAGAGAAGATTCAGTCTATTCGCGAAAACTTTATGAATCCTCTTCTCTAAAATATGAAGGTCGTTTACCGTAAAGAGAATCTTATTGTCGTGGATGACTTCTTCGACAACTTTGATATTGATCCAAATGATTATTTCAGCAAAGATCTCAGAAGTAGAAAATATGATTTCCCAGATCATCATGATCATTTTATAATAGATCAATATGATCCAACCGATCAAGTATCTGCGTATGGTAAAATAGCAGCCGATAAAGTTAAATCATTAGTTGATAACTATCCAGAAAGAGTTGCTGTATCTAGCGGTGCGCATGAGATTAAATATCATGATGATGGCTTAGGCGCTATTCCACCTCATTCAGATAGAGGACACTATTGCGGTATTACTGTATGTATTAATCGTGAATGGTATCGTGAATGGGGTGGATGGAACTTTACATTCGAGAGTGATAATATAAAAACTACTGAACCTAAATTTAACAGAGCTATTATTATACTTGCTCCTAACCTGCATGGCTGTACTCCTGTATGGGAGCGTGATAAAGTAAGAAGAACAATGCAATTCTTTGTAGATGATTTAGATGATAACAGTTAACTACACGTACTATAATAATTATAAGTTACTCGAAGAGGTTGTACGCTTTTATGAAGATGCATCTAGTGATCTCACATTTACTGTTATTGATGATGGCTCACAGCGTGAACCATTAACAAGAGATATGATACCTGATAGCTGGAAGGCTATTAGAGTAGAACAAGATCATGGATGGGGTAATGAGATATGTCGTAACATATTAATGCGTGAAACTGATACAGAGTGGAATGCGTTAATGGATCTCGATTATGTTATCGATAGTATACCTGATGTTGAGAAACTCTATAATGGTTTTAAAGATAGTAAAGTCTGCTTTCAATTTGAACGAGGTCGATCAGTAGAATATAATGACTTTAGAACTGAAGTAGATGATGGCAGAATGATTAACTCATTTATAGTAAGCAGTACTGCGTGGCATCAGACCTACGGTTATGATATGTCATTTGGATATCTATATGGTTATGATCATACATTCTTCGATCAGTTAGATAGAGAGATTGTATTACCATATAGCAAGATTACTAAGCTTGCGGCTCAAGGAGCTCCAGAAGACTGGAGATTAGCCCCTGGTGATCAAACTGCCTTCGATGAGATAAAGAATAAAGTACGTGAATATGCTAAGACTGGTTACTACATACCTGGTAAAGGATGGAGTGATGAAGCACAACGCATTAAACGATGTGTACCATTTCCTGAATATAAAGTGTTGCCTTAAAATGAGTTAACACATATAATGTATATATTAATGAGGAACTTATATTATGACTATGCATTTGATGTCCCCGGCTTATACTACTACTAGTACTCGTCGCCGTAAAGTAAAACTAACTAAAGCTAATATTGCTAAATGGGAAACCGAACTTCGTAAGTATAATAAGCTTATGAAGAGAATGGGTAGTGCAAAGCTTACCCTTGAGGAGTATATCGATAAGGTTCATGGTAGGAATAAACCTAAGAAGGTATTTAAGCCTTATGAGCCTGATACTTCTGTATATGTACGTGATGCCGATCATCGTGAGAGATATCCTAGTCTCGGTGATGGCTTTGGTCCTCGTGGTGCTGTTGCTGCGCCGAAAGAGCGTAATGAGTATACTGGTACGTTAATTAAAGGTATCGCTACTATGCATAAGTCTAATGCTGTACCTATTACTGATGGTGAGCAGGCTAAAGAGATTGCAAGGATGAGACGCTAGTATGAATCACTTTACTCAATATGGTTATTATCTATTGGCTGACTTCTTTACTCAAGAAGAAGTTGATAATATGTATCGTGATATATCGGTAATGGATGAGATCTATAAAACTGCTTCAGTGAGATTAGAAGGGCTTTTAGATACAGATCTTTTACCGAACTTTCATAAAGGTCAAACCTATGGTGCCAAAGATAAAGAAGATAAGCATAGCAAGAAAGACCTTACCTGCGAAATAGCTCTAACATTTACTATCGCTCATAGTGATAGTAACTGGCCCTTAGTACTTGATACCTCTAAAGGTATTAAGCATATCCATACTAGGCCTGGTGATGCTTTGCTTTATAAAGGATGTGAGCTATTACAGATGAGAGAACAGAATACATTTAACGACTTTCAATTACAGTACTCTATGTATTGGAATGATCTCAATAGTGAGGTTGGTAGTTTTATGAAACACTTCGATCTAGATCATCGACTTAACATGAATCTAGACTTAAACAAATTTAAAAATGGAGATAACTTGCCGTTATGGGACAACTAAACATTGCTACTGAAGAAGAGCAGCTCAACGATAGTGAGACGCAGAAGCGTCTTAAGAAATACAGAGTAGATTATAATGAAGGTAAAGGAGCCATGAGCAAGGAGTTTACTGAGCTACAGGAAGCATTAGTATTGCTTGATCGTCTTACTGACTATGGCTATGGATCTGATAATCAGATCGCTCTGTATCAATCTAACAATCTAGTTAAGATCTATACAAAGAGACAATGGACTTATAATACAAAAAACTCAATATATATCTAAAATAATATCAACTTTTTTGGGTTCTCTAATGTTATCAATAGGTTAGAGGGCCCTTTTTTTGTTGCCTTAAACCGGTTTAGTCACTATACTATGGTATAATTAGGAAAAAGGATATTATTATGGATAAGAACTTAAGTGCAAATGAATGGACCGGTAAATTTCTCAATGGAGACTTTAACGACAAAGATCTCAGCACCCAATGTGATGCTGGTTGGTGGGATTGGTTCTGTAATGATGAATCATTAGCTCGTAAGACTCAAGTGCTAGGTAAGAAGGTTACCAAGCTGCTAGGATCTGATAAGATAGATGGCAATAATGTGAGAGTATGGTTTAAGAATAACTGCCCATGTAATGGACCATTATTTGATGACATACGATTCTCTAATCTTGAGACTGGTGATTGTGTGTTTACCGTAGTACCTAGATGTGGTCATACTGGTAAAGCTGAGGTATGGGGACCTGAGAATGGGTTTGATGTACCTTTAGTATCAGGTACCTGGAAAGATGTTAGAACTTTCTTCGGAATATAGTTGCCTTAAAACAGTAGAGTCACTATAATAATAAAATAAGGCGATTAGGTAATGCCTGCTAAAGTACCTAGAGGGTGGTGACCGAATACCCGGGCAGAGATGAGAAGGGCTGCTTATTTTAAACTTTGAGGATATATATTATGAGTCATGAATTAGAAATTGTTAACGGTGAAGCGCAAATGGCATATGCAGGAGATACTCCTTGGCATGGTCTAGGCGTTAAAGTACCTGCAGATCTATCTCCAATCCAGATGCTGGATAAAGCTGGTCTTAATTGGTCGGTTGAGAAAGAATCTTTGATTACATCTAGTGGGTTTGCTGTACCAGATAAGAAGGCGCTAGTTCGTTCTTCTGATAATAAGGTACTTGATATTGTCGGTAAGGATTGGAATCCTGTTCAGAATCAAGAAGCGTTTGAATTCTTCGATGATTTTGTATCCTCAGGTGATATGGAGATGCATACAGCTGGTTCGCTTAAGGGCGGTCAGATTGTATGGGCTCTAGCTAAAGTGAAAGAGTCATTTAAGGTGTTCGGTAATGATGAAGTGGAATCTTATCTCCTTTTCTCAAACCCTCATCGTTTCGGTCAATCAGTTGATGTTCGTTTTACTCCTATCCGAGTAGTATGTAATAACACTTTGACTCTTTCACTGCAGACTAAATCAGAGACAGCTGTTAAACTTAACCACAAGAAAGCATTTGATGCTGACCAAGTAAAAGAGATGCTTGGTATTGCCTCCTTTAAACTGCAGCAGTATAAAGAGATGGCAGAGTTCCTAGGATCGAAGCGATTCGATGGTAAGACATTCAATGAGTATCTTACTAGCCTGTTCCCTAGTTACTCTAAAGCAGAGGGCGTTACTGTTTCTAAACCTCATCAGCGAGTTTTAGAATTAGTTGATACCCAGCCTGGTGCTGAGTTTGCAGCTGGATCTTGGTGGAGTGCATTTAATGCAGTAACATACTTCACTGATCATGAGCGAGGACGTGATGCTGATGCGCGTTTGCAATCTGCATGGTATGGTCAATCTAAAGGTCTTAAGCTTAAGGCATTAGAGTCAGCCATTGAGTTTGCTGAGGCGGCTTAAGCCTCATAAACTTATCTCAACCCCGGCGGTCTCTGGCCGCCGGTATCTTTTTGCGGGGCATAAATAAAGATATGATTACTAAATGGCAGACTGGCCCGGTTACTGTATATGATGGGGTATTTCAAAATAAAGAAATAGATATTATGGATCAATGGTTCGGTGAATATACACATTGGGGCCTCGGCTATGATAAGCAAGAGTATGGAGCAGCATCAGCTACCTTAGGTAGATCTCTAAAGTGGGATCAATGGTCTGGGCTGCATAAGATTATTGATGATGCTCAAGTGATAATGCGCCGCAGACTTATTGGTGAAGGTATGGATGTTCCATTTTTTCATAGAGCATTTATTAATAACTTTAAGTTCGGCGACTCACCTATGTTCCATCCTGATGGAGGCGATCCTAGAGGTGTAACGTATATGGTATATCCTAACAGGACCTGGGATCTAAACTGGGGAGGGTTTACCGCATTTGCAGATGATGATGATAATGTTATTGCTGCAATTAATCCTAAGCCTGGTCGAGTAGTTTCCTTTCCTGTGACTGTTAATCATTGTGGCATAGCGCCTACTAAAGTACATAAAGGATATGGTAGGTTTAGTATTGCATATCAATCACCTAACTATACGACTGATACAAAATATCTTAAACCTTGTAAGCCAGAAGATATAGAGAAGACATCTATGGTAAGTATCTACGGTGATTCATATAGGAGGTTACTATGATTAAGTTTTATAAAAAAATTAAACTCCGATTTAAGATCTGGAGAACAATGCGTAAGTTGAGAAAGGACGATCCGTTTATCTATGAAGAGTGATTATATTCTAGTTAATGGCTGCAGTTTTACTTATGGTATTGGCCTAACTAAAGAGCATGGCTCAGAAGAGATGCTCTCTAAACGTTATAGCAATATACTGGCTGATAAGCTTGATGTAAGATGTGAAAATATATCTGCCCCTGGTTCTTGTAATATGAGAATCCAGCGAACTACTATTGACCATATTACTTGTGGGTCACCTAGCATAGCTATTTGCATGTGGTCTGATCCACCGCGGACTGAGATCTTTAGACCTCAGGAGAGTGAATATGACTGGTTAGATCTTGCGCAGATTAATCCTCAGTCCATTGGTAGGATTAAGTCGGATGAGCATAAGTCTGCATTTGAGATGTACTATACTTTTATTCACTCAGCTGAGAGAAGTATAATGCATACTCTTGCTAACATGCAAGCTGTTACTGCGTTATGTGATGCGTATAGTATACCTCTTATTAATATACACTACAAGGATAACTTTATTAATAAGTTTAATGAGTGTATTGGTTATAAGGATGCACCTGATGCATTTGTTGAAACGGTAAAGCATAAGCTTAATTACATTACTGAAAATAGTCACTACATTGATACAAGTTTCCTCGGCCTTATTGAAGAAGAAGATTTAGATTTTGGTGAATGGTCTGGTGGTCATCCTGGTAGCGAATCGCATGAGAGGATGGCTAACTTTTTACATGGGTATATAGAAAATGTTATTGGTTAACGGATGCAGTTATACATACGGTGATGAGCTTATTAGTCCAGAACAAGAACGCTGGAGCACTCATCTAGGTGAGAAAAGAAATATTGAAGTAGTCAATATTGCCAGGCCTGGTTCATCCAATAGTAAGATCTATAGAGATACTATTAACTATCTTAGATGGAATAAAGTAAAGCATTGTATAGTTATGTGGTCTGCTTTTGAGAGAGTAGAGGTATATGATCTTAATAAAGCTGACTGGTTGCAAGTATCACCTTCGAGGTTAGCTGACGGTGAAAAATATATTACTGATAATAAAGAGTATTGGGAGTACTACTATGCTCTTATTACAAATAGAGAGACCAATCTACTCAATACCTTAAATCATATGGTACAGTTACAATGGATATGTGAAGAGCTAGATGTAGAGTTACTTCAAGGATGGTTTCATCAGAACTGTTGGAAGGAATATAAGGCTTTACTTAAACTAGCTGATAAGAAATCCCATCCGGTTAAAAAAGAGATTGAGATATTGTTTAAGCAGTTAAATAATAACTCTAAATTTGGTATGGGTGATAGGGATGTAGATGATTTCTACACTCTATCTTTTAATGAGTTTACAGATAACAACGATGATGATTTATTAGATGGTATGTTCTCATGTGGTAGAATGCCATTAGGGCATCCAGATGCTAGAGCGCATGAATTTTTTAGTATATATTTGAATGACATTTGCAATACAAGAGGGTTACTATAATGTACTTAGGATGGAGTGAAGGGTTTCATGATGCTGCAGCTGCAGTAATTGATGATAAAGGTAATATAAAGTTCGCGACACATGCAGAGAGATTCTCAAATCATAAGCATGATAAGCATATAGGACCATCACTTAAAAAATATATTGAGAGTAATTACGATATTACTCATAAAGCTTTCTATGAGAAGCCGTTTCTTAAGAGAACGAGACAGCTGTATGCTGGTCAGGTAAAGACTGCTTTCTCTAAGCGTAAGATGGCTTGGAAGCCTGACTCTACGTACCCTCATCATATGTCTCATGCTGCAGCAACGTTTCAGACATCACCTTATGATGAGGCTGTTGCAATTGTAGTAGATAGTATCGGTGAATGGGATACAACTACTATATGGAAATGTAAATACGATACTGACGGTAATGCAGTATATAAGAAAGTTTACTGTCGCGTATATCCTCAGAGTCTTGGCTTATGGTATACTGCGTTAACTAAGTATGTTGGATTGAGACCATTAGATGAAGAATATATCTTTATGGGAATGGCTGCATATGGTAAGTATAACTCAGTTCTAAAAAATTACCTTCAAGCTATGCTCACTTGTGTTGACCCAGAGTACCCTGATGAGCGAGATGCTAATCTCCATAGAGGTGTAAATTATATTCAAGATAAGTTCTTATCTTCTTTTACTGGACAAGATATAGCATTTAACGCTCAGATGGTTCTTGAAGAGGAACTATCCGATCTATTTAAACAAGCCAGCATTCATTCAAGAAATTTTGTATATGGTGGTGGTGTTGCTCTTAATTGTGTTGCTAACTCTGTACTATCTAAGCTATGTAAAGGTCGTCTATGGATCATGCCTAATCCAGGCGATGCTGGCGGTGCTTTAGGTGCTGCTTGCCTGGCATATGGACGTAAGGTTAAATTTGATACACCCTACTTGGGACTACAGCTAAACAGTAGCTCAGACAGGGAGAACCTTGCAGAGAGAGTGGTTAATGAATTACTTGATAAAGGTATATGTGGTCTAGCTTACGGTAGAGCTGAATGGGGTCCTAGGGCTCTCGGTAATAGATCTTTACTGGCTGACCCGCGCGGACCTGATGCTCAGGATAGAGTTAATACTATTAAGAAGAGGCAGAAGTTTAGACCATTTGCTCCTGTCATTCTTGAAGAGTTTAGAGAGCAGTATTTTAAAATGAGTCAAAAGTCTCCTTATATGCAATTTACATTTGATTGTATTAGAGGTGATGAGCTACCAGCAATTGTACATGCTGATAATTCCAGCAGAGTTCAAACTATTAAGGCTGATGAGAAGGGTACTATTATGGGACTTGTTCTTAAGAAGTGGTATGAGAAGACTGGATGTCCTGTTCTTCTTAATACGTCTCTTAACGTTAGAGGCAAGCCAATGGTTAATGATATTGCTGATGCATTTGAGTTTACAAACAATTATCATGTTCCGGTGTTTTTTTAGTTGCACTTGCGGGCGTTTTAGTATATAATTAATCTTGTATGATGGAGAAGACATAAGTGAAAGATTTAAAAGATATAAACGATAAGATTATGACCGTGAAGGAATTTACTGTTATTATCGAAGGTATGGTAGTTGATCTAAGATGTACCTACCTTGATGCGCTGACTACTTATAGCGATCAGAATAATATTGAGATTGAAACCGTAGGTGCTCTTGTTAAGTCATCTCATGTTTTAAAGGCTAAGCTAGCTGCTGAATCAGAAGAGATGAGACTAATTGCATCGTCAGGATCTAAGTTACCGATATAATGCACTACAAAGTGTTCAGAGAGTTTTTAAGCGAAGTAGAGTTGCTAGAAATAGAATCAACTTTGAATTCGTATAAGCCATTAGATGAATGGGGTTCTTCTCAATCTGTTTCTACTCAAGACCCTTATGGTAGTGTTAGTGACTCTCGTATTGCAAAATACTTAATAGGTAATCCTAAGCAGTTTAATGCCAATACAAAGCAACGAATACATAATGCTATTCAAGATGTACTGCCTGGCGAATATAGATTTGATGAGCATTGGTCTATACAAAGATACCTTGATAAAGATAGAGGTAGATTTGACTGGCATATGGATGTAATTGATTTCTTTAAGCCTGATAGTAATCGTACTGCTGAAGAACTCTTTATAATGAACAGTAGACCGAATAGAAAGATATCTATTTCAGTTGCACTTAACGACAGAGTAGAATATAATGGTGGTCAGTTTATATTAAATACTGACGGTAAAGGTGGAAATGGTAATCAGCAAGCTGTAGATTTAGATAGAGGTGATATGGTCATCTTTACTTCTGAAACATGGCATGGTGTTGAGCCTGTAACCGAAGGCGAGAGGTCTGCTCTCATAATTTGGTTAATTGATAATGAGGAATACATAAAATGGAAGCAGCTCTGCGACATCGATACAGAGAGGGAATAATGGATCCCTTTGAAGCATACTGTAAATACATAGCATTAAAGAATCATTTTACTCAGAAGAATTATGATTACTTTAAATACAACGGCAAGATATCTGCAAAGAGAGAATCATTTGAAACTAGACGAGATAAATACTTTTTCTATAAGCTAGCTAAGCGAAAAGATGTAGAGAAATATTTACTAGCTAATATGGTTGACGGAGGTAAGAACTTCTGGATTGGAGAGATGCGTGAGCATATCCCAGATACAATTTACGCTAAATGGCGTCGCCGCAACGAGTCATTAACCTATACCTTTAAAGAGGACTTAAATAGGTTAGACGAAGATTTCGACAGCAACTTTAAAGTTGAGAAGTATGGGCATCCTCACCTGCTTCGTCTCTACCTTCGGGATGAGATCTGTATTGAAACCATGATCATTTTGGACATGTTAGTTAATTATACCAATGTTTGGAATAAAAAACTAAATGAAGACTTGATCTGGGGGGAGATATATCATATAATGAATAAGTATCGGCCGTTCTTATCTATTAATACAGATAAGTTTAAGCAGATTACTATTGATATGTTTACATTATGAAGTACGTGAATAAACCGCAAATATACCGCATATAGGAGAATACAAATGTCAAATTTTGCTGCACTTAAGAGCTCATCTAGTGAGTCGCTTAACAAACTTACCGAAGAACTAAATAAGGTAAGTAACCCTCAAACTAATAATAAGAATGGACCAGATGAACGTATCTGGAAACCAACTGTAGATAAAGCTGGTAACGGTTATGCTGTTATTCGTTTTCTGCCTGCACCTACTAACGAGGACGTTCCGTTCGTTCGAGTATGGGATCATGGCTTCCAAGGACCTACTGGTCAGTGGTATATCGAAAAGTCGCTTACTACTATCGGACAGAAAGATCCTGTTTCCGAGTATAATACTATGCTATGGAATTCAGGTATCGAATCTAATAAAGATCTGGTACGTAAGTATAAGCGTCGTCTATCTTTCTACTCTAACATTTTAGTTGTTAAAGACTCATCTAATCCTGAAAACGAAGGTAAGGTGTTCTTATATAAGTATGGTAAGAAGATTTTCGATAAGTTGAACGATCTTATGAATCCGCAGTTTCAGGATGAAACGCCTGTTAATCCTTTCGACCTTTGGCAAGGTGCAAACTTTAAGCTGAAGATCCGACAGGTAGAAGGTTATCGTAATTATGATAAGTCAGATTTCGATACCCCTGGAGCTCTTTATGATGATGATACAAAGCTTGAGCAAGTATGGAACTCTGAATATTCACTTCAAGAGTTTATTGGTACTGATCAGTTTAAGTCATATGATGATCTTAAGACTAAGCTCTATAGAGTACTTGCATTAGGTGAAACTAATACTACGGAAGAAGTTGCTACAGCGCCAGTTGTGCAAGAAGCAGCTCCTGCATCTATTCCTACACAAGCAGTTAGTAGCGAGCCTCAGCTTGCAACGGCTGACTCAGAAGATGATGATGCAATGGCTTTCTTTCAGAAGCTAGCTCAGTAAGTATTATATAGTGATGGGTTGGTCGCCAGAAATAGACTCGCGAGGGGCCATGGTTAGCCCCTCTTTTTTTATGTGTAGACTGGATTAATATTTTGAATAGGTGATGAGAAGTTGCCGCCGCCACCGCTTGATATATTAGTGCTAGTAGGAGCATTAATATTAGTACTATTATCATAAATGGCTGGCTGGATTTCTGCCTTGGAAGTTTTTCCAGAATCTTCTTCAATAGCATTTTCTTTAAGCGTTTTAGTCTTTAGTTCACCAATTTGTCTGCTTGTAGATGCTATGACTGGTAAAGCTCTGGCCAACTTTGTAAAATCTTTTACGTTTACCTTTTCAATAAATTCACTCATCTGATCACCTAAGACTTGTAATCCATTAAAATCACCCTCTACTAGGTTCATGTTAGCAATAGCATTAACAATTTTAAAAATGTCACCTTCCATTCCTTTAAAGTTAGCCGCTGATAACTCACCAATAAATCCGGTTAATCCCTGTAGCTTATCAATATCCTTATCACTAATAGGTATTTTAAAGTCATCTCTACCTGTAAAAAACTCTTTGATGCCATCTGCTTTACCGTCTTCACCTAAAAAAGCCTGTTGAAGTTCACTCATTGAATTCTTTAAATTTTTAAAGTTTTCAACGTTAATCCTCCCACCAGCAGCATTAATTGATTCTATCCCCATTGCAAACGGCTTAAGATTATCGTCGATCATTTGCGAAGTTACAGCCATTTTTAATGGGATGTTAAGAGCTTCCTGCATAAGTAAGCTAGAATCTCTTAATGTAGTCATGCTGTTTATACTTAACTCAGAACCAACATCATTCATAAATCTCATACCCTTAGCCATAGGTACAAGGTTATCATCAATCATTTGAGTTGCGACGATACCTTTAAAGTTTTTACCAGCTGGCTCAAGTATAGTTAATAGGCCGTCGCGAATTTTTCGAATATTAGCTACATCCAATGACATACCAGCATCGTTGAGATGTAATAATCCATCAGCAACTTGAGTAAACATTTTCTCATTTAAAAATTTAGTCTTAAGAATGCCCATTACTTCAACTTGGGATAATTCATGGAGGAACTGACGTAACCCTATACCAGCGGCTTCGAGCTTTTCTGCGTCTGCATCAATAGCATCTAGTGCTTTAATACTACCCGCTATTACATGAAAATCCATTTCAAATACGCTAGCAATGCCCGCACCGACAGCAGATTTAAATCCAGCAAGAGAGCTAAGGAATTTATTAGCCCCAAGGCCAGCTTCTTCTAATTTAGCAGGGTCAATATCAATATCGTTAAGTGCTTGTAATCCAGAAGCAAGACCGCTAAAGGCTGATC